CGCTCCGCTGCCGTTATCAAGGGGCTTGTCCCTCTTAAATACCTCTCTCATCACTATCATCGTTTTCGTCCTCCTCATTTTCAAAACGTTTCTCCCAGTGCCTATCCACCACGCTCAGCACAAGATACATCACTACATCTATGCCTGCAACCACAGCTATTGTTATCAGCAGTATTCCTACAATGTTCATTACCACTTTCCTTTCATTTCAACTTCGACCTTGACCACGGGTCTGCCTGCTTCTCTCACCGCACGCTTAATGCTCTCCTCTGCTTCCTCGTAGGCAGTTTCTTTTACGCTTACATACCACCTGTACGCTACATACATTGTAAGCACCACCAAGAGCGCTACCGCTGCGGCACATCTGATTACCTCTAGTACGGCTATCATTTTCTCACGTCCTTTCATTTTTACGTCCTGTGTTTTAAGCTATCCACTCAGGGTGCTCAGTTCTTGCCGTTTCGCAAAGCTTATCCCAGAGCGACGGGTCACGCCCGACCATATCCTGCAGCGCTCCTGCAAGCTTACGACCGATACTGTCCGCAGCCGCCTGCCGCTCCTGCTCCGTGCAATCGTCCCAAAGCTTATAGCTTTTGCCACCGTCGAACGAGACGTGCCTTATGACTTTTAAAGGCGGATATTTCGGCATTTTTATCACCTCCTACTCAATTCTATTGGATATCGGGGTTGTACTATGCTAGACAAGCTCCTCGATAACGGCGATATTCTCGCCCTCTGAGCGGTCAACAAGGTCCATAGCCTCGCCTGCCGTCTTTGCCGTGACTGTTACCAGCCTTATGCCACTGAACGTGTCTGTCAGCTTAATTTTGTAGTGTTTCAATTTTGTACCTCCTTGAAAAATCTAACTTTGTGTGGTATAATGTAGAAAATTATACGAAAGGAAGTTTTAATCTTGAATTTTTCCGACAATTATTTAGCTTTCACACAAGCAAGCTATTCTGATTCATTAAAAGCCATTCAAGAGGCAGCTAATCGAATACTTGAGTTGCAGAACGAGCAATTACAAGCCGTAGTCAAAAATGCAATTGCTCCAATGCAATCTATGCTTGACGAAGCAGCTCGGAACATCTTCTCTAATCTTGATATTTCAAAACAACTCTCAGCTTCAATAGGCGTAATGAAGCAAACTATATCACAATTCAGCGATATTATTCCTGACGAAAATTCCTCAACATCGTCTAATAGTGAATCAAACGACGTTTCTAATGTCCAAGATGATATTTGCAACAACATTGAAAATCTTATTTCGGAAGTTCCAATCGACCCCAAAGCAAAAGAAGATATCATATCATCAAATGAAATACGATCTTTAAGAACAACCAACCCTTGGACAAGAGAACAAAAGTTTCAACTCATAACACTGATTTTAAGTATATTAACTTTTCTTTTAAGCATTATCTCTAAATCAAGCGATGATTCAGAAAACGAATACAATACGACTGTAAACATCACCATAAATAATAATTCAGAAAAAGACGAACAGATTAAAGAACTTCACAACATACAAGATAAAATGCAAAATATTCTTGAAACTATTGCCGAATCCGAAAATGAGGAAGAATCCTCTACTGCTGATGATGAATCTCTATCTGAATCTCAGTGATTTCCACTTCTAAAGATACTATTCTGCAAACATTACTCACAATCATAGACCAGAGTGCTATTGTTATGCTCAAATCAGATATCAAGCTTATGCACGCTGCTATGAAACTTGCAAAGCAAAATGCAATACCTAGATAGTAGGTTAGTTTTTTCAAATTCACTATCCTCGCCCCCCCTTTAATCACTTATTGCATTTTCTCCTCAGTTGTGATATAATGGCTATATCTTACAAAGAAAGGAGGTTTCTGCAATGAATAAAGTTGATCTGCCAGAAACATTTTATGAACTTCCCAAAGATCGTCAGAGCTTTTTATTATCTTGGATATCAAATAATCTCAGGCCAATCGAAAGCATAAATACTCGTTATACATCTTACAGTATTAAACATTGGATTGAAGAAGAATATCCAAACGAATATTTTACTAATGGCGAACTTAAAGGAGCTATGCTCGAAGCTAATTATAGAACTAACAACGAAAATGCCTTAAACTGGTGTTTCAACATCTCTGAACGCTCACCTATTATAGTCAAGCGAAAAGCTCAGATGAAGTAATTCTTTTGGTTATCATTTCATTGAGGGAAACAACTATGCTCACAGTATTGTTGTTTTCCTCTTTTTCTATTTCCCAACGTTCAACAGCTTTATAACCAAGCTCTTTTAGTTTGCGGCAAAGTGTTGATTTCCCCGTTGGTCCTTGCTTACCCTCGACAATGATACAAACATCTTTATCAAGTAACGCCAGTAATTTCACAACTTCTTGCTCTGAAAAATATTGTGATAACACTTTTCTGAGTTCCATATTCTCACCCCCTCTTTAATCACTTGTTGGCGTTTACGCCTACACAATCAGCAAAAAAAATTTGCTCTCGCTCAGCACTTGTGAGATCAAGAAGTTCCGAAAGCTTTCGCACTTCTGACGCCTTGAACTCTTTCTTACCGCAAAGCTTGTTGTACAACCCTTGACGAGTTATTCCCAACGTTTCTGCAATTTCGCTTTTGGATATTCCGCTACTCTCAATCTTATCAAGCAACATAGATGTATTCATCTACCCTCACCTCCGTTTTTGTGTTATTGTAGTCATATTTGTCTACAAATATATTATACTCTATGTTGGCATATTTGTCAACATTATTTTACGGAAAAATATTGCTAAGTTTTTGTACCCGTTTTTGTCTACATTGACAAAATAATTTTACAAGCGTAAAATTTTGTTGACATTATAGGCTACAAATGCTATACTCAATATAAAGGACGGTGTTCTATAATGACAATGGGTGAAAGAATAAAGAAAGCAAGAGAGGCAAAAGGTTACTCTCAAACTGAATTAGCACATCTCTTAGGTTATAAATCACGTTCATCAATAAATAAAATTGAAACACAGGGTCGAGATATACCTCGCAGTAGTATTGTAGAGTTTTCAAAAGTTCTTGGTGTTACGCCCTCTTATTTAATGGGCTGGGACGAAGAAGATAAAAAAGATAACGAACCTATCGACTCCAACGCAACCATACTCCCACAAGACAACGTACATATAATACCTATATATGAGAGCGTGTCGGCTGGGTTTGGTGCTTATGCTGACGATTATGTTGTAGGCTATATGCCGCTTTATATCGTCAGCGAGGAAGAAGCTAAGAATACAATGTGCATTGTCGTTTCGGGGGACAGTATGTATCCGAAGATAGAGAACGGCGACAAGATACAAGTATTAAGGCAGGACTGGGCTGAGGACGGACAGGTAGTTGTTGCCCTTATCGACGGTGAAAACGGCGTCGTGAAGAAAATCAAGTATTCTGATGACAAGATAACCCTTGTATCATTCAATCCCGAATATCAACCAAGAGAGTTTGTCGGTGCAGAAAGAGACCGCATAAGAATACTCGGCATTGTAAAAACAGTTATAAAATCCTTATAATAAAAAAAAATCCCCCGTCAGCACCGCAAATACTGACAGGGATAGCACACAGAATTTTCTCCTGCATGGTTACAAATACATTATATCACCAATTTAAGACAGTGTAAATGATTTCATAAATTGTTTACAAATGTCGATTTATAGGGAGGAAAAATTATGACTTGTCCAAATTGTAAAGGTGAAAACGCACCAGGCGTAGCAGTATGTGAATATTGCGGTCACGAACTGCCGCAGCCACAGAAAATTGATAACCACGTTGAGCATAACAGCAATATCGTTCAGCACATCACATACGTTACAAACGTCCAGCAGGTCGCACCGCAAGCTCCTGTTGAGCAGATAAGCCCTAAGAGTAAAAGCACAGCTGAAATACTTTGCCTGCTGACCTTTTTAGGCTTGGGCGGTTTGAACAGATTTTATGTAGGCAAAGCCGGCACAGGTTTGCTGTACTTCTTTACTTTCGGAGGTTTCTTTATTGGAGCAATAGTTGATATGATAAATTTGTTTCAGGGAAACTTCACTGACGCTCAGGGCAGAGTGTTAAAATGA